TCCTGATGGCCGTGAACCGAAAGTTCTTCGAGAACCTGATGGCCGAAAAGCGCCTGTCTTTACGGGCGTTGGCGGCCAAGATGAATATGACGCACTCGCAGCTGTCGCTGACATTCAGCGGCGACCGGCGCATGCAGCTCAGCGAGGCGGCTCAGCTCGCCCAGATATTCGGCGTGTCGCTGGAGCAGGTGGCCGCTGCGGCCGGCGTCGCCGCCGCCACCAAGACCGGACAACGAACCAATGTCATTGGCGCCTTACGGGGCAATGGCACCGTCACCCTGAACAATGGTGACGCCATCGAACGGGTGGCGGTGCCTGATTCGATCAACGGGCCGGTCGAGGCGATCCAGGCGCGCACGGCTGACAGTCATTTGGCCTGGATGGATGGCTGGCTGTTCTTCATCCGGTCAGGCGCACAGCCGCCGACCGCTGGCCTGCTGGGGCAGCTCTGTTACGTCAAGATCAAGAAGGGGCCGGCCGTGCTCGCCACCGTCCGCCGTGGCTACGTGGAGGGCGAATATGCCCTGTCCGGCCCATACACCTGCGAGCGAGCAGCGCTGGAATCCGTCAGCCCCGTTCTATTGATCAAACCATAGCCAGCTAAATCTGGTTGCCTTTTAGGATCAGTGGCCCCATAATAGAACCACCCCCTAGCAATGGAGGTGATGGGATGGAACGGGTTACTTTGATTCCGGCCAACGAAGCAGACTGGTTGGCCATGCGAGGGCAGGATGTGACCAGCACCGAGGTTGCGGCTCTGTTCGGCGCTTCTCCGTATCTGACTGAGTTTGAGCTTTACCACCGCAAGATCGGCGCGCTGTCCTCGGAGATCGAGGAGAACGAGCGCATGCGCTGGGGTAAGCGGCTGGAGGCCGCTATTGCCGAAGGTGTCGCCGAAGACCTTGGTCTGATCGTCGAACCGTTCAAGACGTACATGCGCATCCCCGAGCTGCGCATGGGCTCCAGCTTTGACTACAAGATTGTCGGGCTGCGCGAGGGTTGGTCTGGTGATGAAACCTTCCGCGACCTGTTCCGCGTTCACGGCCCCGGCATCATGGAGGTCAAGAACGTCGATGGNCTGGCGTTCCGGCGCGGCTGGCTGGACGGCACCGAGATCGAGGCGCCGCTTCACATCGAGCTACAGGCGCAGCATCAGATGGAGGTTGCTGGCCTGCAGTGGTGCGTGATCGCCCCGCTAATCGGCGGCAATACGCCTAAGCCGTTCGCGCGTATCCGCGATGAGGCGGTGGNCGAAGCGGTGCGCAAGAAGGTTGCCGAGTTCTGGCAGCGCGTGGACCAGGGCGTCGCGCCCGATCCGGACTTCCTCAAGGACGCCAGCGCCATCGGCAAGCTCTACGGCAACGACGACGGCACCGAGGTTGACATGAGCGATAACGCCTATCTTGCCGTGCTCTGCGACGAGTACCAGCAGGCCAGCAAGGAGGAGCGGGCAGCGGCTGACCGCAAGCGGGCGCTCAAGGCGGAAATCCTCACCCTGATCGGTCCGCATGCCAAGGTAAAGGTTGGTGACTTCTCCATCAGCGCCAAGGCGATTGCCGACAACCCCGGCAAGCTGGTGACGCCGGAGATGGTCGGCACCTACATTGGCGGCCGCAAGGGCTATCGGGATATACGCATCAGCGCCAAGAAGCCGGTTGCCGCATAGCACTACACCACACCAAACAGCACAGGATTGCACCATGTCCATACAGCTCACAGTCAACGAGTTCCGGAGCCAGCTTACTGGCAGCATGCGTGGCGAGATCGCCAAGCAGCTCCCNAAGGGNATTGACCCGGATCGCTTCATCCGGACGGCCATCACGGTCATCCAGATGCGCCCCGAATTGCTGGAGGCGAATANGACCAGCTTGTTCGGCGCGCTGATGCAGGCGGCCAAGGATGGCCTGCTGCCGGACGACCGGGAAGCGACCATCCAAATCTACAACACCAAGGTGAAGCAGAATGGCCGCGAAGTCTGGGTGAAGATGGCCCAGTACATGCCCATGGTGGGCGGCCTGCTGCGCAAGATGTACGAGGCCGGCTGCACCTACGTGGACGCTGCAGCCGTGTACGAGGCCGATCACTTCCGCTTCAAGCGCGGCGATGACCCCGGNATCGAGCATGAGCCCAACCTGACGGCCGATGACCCCGGCCCGGTGATCGCTGCCTACGCCATCGTCAAGCTGGCGAACGGCGAGGTGAAGCGCGAGGTCATGCCACGGCGCGACATCGAAAAGGTCCGCCGCGCAAGCAAGGCGCCGGACGGCCCGGGCTGGTCGAACTGGTATGACCAGTTCGCCATCAAGGCCGTGCTCAAGCGGATCTACAAGCAGCTGCCGCACAAGTCGTCGGATCTGGACCGCCTGATCGAGCACGACAACGAAGCCATGGGCTTCGGCTCGCTGGAGGTGTTCAGCGCCGACAACGACACAGAGCCCAAGGCGCTGCCCGACAAGTCCAAGCGGCCGTCGCGGCTCAATCAGATCATCCAGCAGGCTGGTGTGAGTGACGAACCGGCCAAACAGAGCGAGCCGGAAGGCACCGACCAGCTGGAGATGGAGCAGGTTTAATCACTGACGGGCCGGTCCAGCGCCGGCCCTTTTGCTGAGGTCATCATGAGCGGACATATCATCGAGTCACCAAACCTTCTCACCACCGACGAGCTGGCCAAGCGCTGGGGCGTGACGCCGCTCACGGTATCGAACTGGGAGAAGGCCGGTATCATCCCGCCGTCGCTGCGCATCAGCCGGCGCAAGTATTACCGCGTGGCCGACATCGAAGCCTATGAGCTCGGCCAGCGCGAGCGTTCGCGCAAGCTGTGCATCAAGCGGCTGACCGACACCGCCAAACTGCCGACGCGGGGGACGGCCGGCGCCGCCGGCCTGGACCTGTACGCTGATTGCGACCTCCTGCTGACGCCTGGCTTCTGGTCGCCGGTATCCACCGGCATCGCGGCCGCCATTCCGGATGGCTACGTCGGCTTGATCNGGCCGCGCTCTGGCCTGGCCGTGCAGCACGGAATTGATGTGCTCGCCGGAGTAATCGACAGCGACTATCGCGGCGAGATCAAGGCCGTGCTCATCAACCACGGCCCGGAGAGCTTTCGTATCCACCCAGGTGACCGAATCGCCCAGCTGCTGATTCAGCCGGTGGCGATGTTCGAGCCGGTCGAGGCCAAGAGTCTCCCGGACACAGAGCGCGGCGAAGGCGGCTTCGGGCATACGGGGCGGTAAGAGCATGTCTGCAAACAAGGCAATGATGCGCGAGAAGATCAGCAAGAAGCTGCGCGATGCGTACCGCGAAGGCCGGCGCAGCAACGCGGTTTACATCGAACTGGACGGCGAGCGGGTGACACTGGCCGAAGCGTCACGGAGGCGGGGCCTGACGCTTTCGTGTATTTACCAGCGCTATCGGGCTGGCGATCGTGGGCAGCGGCTGCTGAGGCCGCAGGAGAAGCGCTATCGTCGGCCAAAAACCTACAACCTGGANTTGTCGATGCGCGATTGGGAGATCGTTCTAGACCACGCAAAGCGGGTCAGCATCGACGCCGCAGCAATCCGCTACGGCGTCCCCTATGGGGCGATCACCGCCATGCTGCGCGGCGAGTGGGAGCGCGTCTCATGAAACCGCACTGCTATAACAGGCCNGNATTCAAGCAGGGATTNTGGGCGAGGGACGGCTACCGCGGGCTCAAGCCCAAGTGGCGCTGGGTGCCGTTTCGGATGACCACTGAGTGCATGGCATGGGCGGCGCCGGAGGGCGGCAAGTCCGGCCCGGAAACGATGGGATGGGATTGCAGTGGATGCCGGCATGACCCGAGAGGATGAGCAGGAGCGCGAGCAATGCTGAACACCAAGCTGCGGAACATCGTGGCCCGCATCGAGGCCGAGGAAGGCGAGTCTATACGCGACATTCTGGCCCACTACGCGGAACAGCGGTACTCTCGCCGCTTCGTCGCCGGCCTGCTCGGCACGACATGGCANACGGTCAAGAAGCTAGCCGACTACTATGGGGTTGAGTTCATCACCGACCGTAAGGGGCTGAACGGCGCCTATCCGACCGGCCGCGAGTTCGCCCCTGTGCTTGCCGCCGCCCAAGCGTGGCAGCGCGAGCACTACGGCATCGAGTTCGGTGGGCGAAAGCAGATGCTGCACGAGTGGGCGGCCGAGCTTGACCTGCACCCGGAGACGCTACGCAACCGCATCAAGCGGTGGGGCGTGGAGAAGGCGCTGACGACGCCGCCGCTGATGCGTGGCAATCGCTGCGGCAGTGGCAAGGCCCCGGCTGCGGATCACGTCTGGCGCCACTTTGATTTTCGGCGGAAATCGGCATGAGGACCAAAGGAGCTGAGCCATGACCGATATCACGATACCAGCGGGACCGTTGTGCACAGCGTCGCCGGCGACTGCTCGCCGCCCTGGTCGAGGACTCCGGCCGGCAGCACAGAAGAGCGGCGATGCGTAAGCGCAACGGGTGGTGCATCTGGTCGCCATGGAGCGGCTACCTGAGCTCGACGTTCGCGGGTACTCGCACCGAGTGCATCAAGTTGTTCGAGCGCGACAACAACTCGCCCTGGCGACGCTATCGCGAGCAGGGCTTCGAGTGCAGGCCGGTGCTGTTCGTGGATGCGCGGAATGAGAGCGGCGACGCGTGACGACAAGCTGATAGATGCGATGGCGCGGGCGATGTGGGATCAGCGCTGGAAGGATCTGCAGAGCTCCCCTATCCGCGAGTTCATGGGAGCCAACACCAGGGAATGGGAGTGCAAGGAGCCGGACGTACAAGAGGCATTCCGGCAGCAAGCCCGCGCCGCCCTCGCCGAGCTCCGTGAACAGGGTTACGCGGTGGTGCTGATGGAGCCGGTTGCGTGGCGCCGCCCGTCAATCTCTGGGCGGCACAGGTGGATATTCGCCTATGCCAGAGAGGCGGCGCATTTCAACCAAGGTGAGTGGGAGCCGCTATACGCAGCGGCCCCGCAGCCCGAGGAGGCGCTGTGAAGATGGGAACGTTCATCCTCGGCGCGGCCATCGGGCTGTTTTTCGGTTGGGCTCACGCTCACAAACACATCGCCGCCGAGTGCGAGCGGCTGGGCGGATTCTTCGTGGGGGAGAAAATCTACAAATGCGAGCGCGTGATTCAGCCCGAGGAGGCGCCTTGACATCCTCCCCGCCCTGAAGGGCGGGGGGGATGCCAAAGGTGCAGCTCCGGATGCTGCCCAGTCTTGATCAGGTACAGCTCGAACAGCCCCGGCATCATGGCGGCAACGCCGCGCTCCCAATCCTGCCATGTGCGGCGTGCGACACCCACCGTATGGGCGGCTTGCTCTTGGGTGTGGCCGGCTTTGACGCGCGCCTCTCGGATCTCCGATGGCTCTACAACCCTTTGTTCCATAAGCAAATCCTCGGCATAATGACTAGCAGTGGATGATGGCTTCTAGCATGCCGAACAGCACGAACATGCCGACGATGCAGGCCACCAGGGCGAGCAGGCCAAGCCCGCCTCCCACCACGTTTCTTCCCGCTCGCTCACAATTTTGCGCTTCATGGTTTCCTCCGGTCGGTGTCAAATGATGCGGTGCTGTGCCTAGCGGAACAGCACGCGCTCCATATCATCGAGGTTGATCTGAACCCTGCGCCCCTCGTAGTGCAGAGTCGCCCAGCCCCGGTAATTCTTGATACGGCGCCCTTCCCAGGTGCCTTGGTTGTGAATGCGGCGAAAGAGGCGACGGCCCGGTGCCAGTGCGTACCAGCCGCGCGCAAACTCGCGGGCATCAGCAGGGATGGGCTCGATAGTGCGCCTCGTTCTCCGGTTGCTCATGTCTCCCTCCGTTATTGTTGCAGACGGCCACCAGTATACGGACTCTGTGCTGGTTGGGTAATCGAAAATCTCAATTGGATTCGGTTAGCCAATCGGAGCAATCAATTAGAACCGCAGCACGGAGCACGTACAATTGGTGCCGAGAGTAGTCCGGATGGTCCGGCTACGGAGGGAGGCAGCAATGAAGAAAGAAGCAAAGCACACGCCGGGGCCGATCCTCAACGACGGCGACATGAACATGATCAATGACGGAGGTCCGGAGTTTCCGGTATGGGAATTGACTGGATTCGGTATGTCCCTACGTGACTATTTCGCGGCCAAGGCGATGGCGGCGCTCATAGCCGAACCCGTCAACGAAGGGTGGTCAAGCTCGGCGGCGCATTGGACCAGCCAATTGCAAATGCATACGCAAATGAGCGGTCCCGATATTGTTGCGCACGCCGCCTACATGATGGCCGACGCCATGCTCAAGGCACGGGAGGCGAGCAATGGCTGATACCTATCACATCATC